ACAGCTAACTATTTTTAGTGAATCAATAAAGAAGCAAGTAATACATAAGTTGATCGATGGTATCCCACAAGATAAACTTGATGAGTTATTCAATCTGACAATGATAGAAGGTATTGATTCGTATATAACTCTTAATAAAGTACCAGAAGAAATAATTACTATAAATTATAAAATTAATATATGATAGAACTAAACAAAGAAGACTACGATTACTGCAAGACAGTATATGAAGAATTATTATCAGGTGCATACTCTAAGGATAAGGTTAAGAAAGCCTATGAGCTAATGTTCGGTAATAGTGGACAAGTTATCCATAACAAAAAGAAAAGAGCACAGGTGTTCTCCTATTGGACTAAGGAATGGGTAGAGTTAAAAGGTAGTAAGGCGAAGCCTGTTACTGAAGAAGAAGAAAATCCTACTGATCAAGTAACAAGCGAAGCTTTAATGGAAGAAGATGATACTCAATTGGATAGTGAAGAAAATCCTACTGATGATGGTTTACTTCCAACTAATACAGAAGAGTATGAGATAGTATTCAGTGCTATAAAAGAAAAAGAAGCAGAAGATACTAAGTGGAATGCTCATACTATTCACTTGGCAACTGGAATTGATAAGGATAGAGTAAAAATGGCAATTAATTTATATCATAAACAACCATAATGAATAAGATTGCAATCATAATGTGCACGTGGCAACGTATTGAGAGATTTGAAAAGACTCTCAATATGCTTGTTAACCAAAAGGATAAAGACTTTGATTTCTATGTGTGGAACAATAACAAAGATATTGTAGATACACTTGAAAAACTTATAGTACCATACGGTCAACATCTAAGTATATCAATCCACCATAGCGAAAAGAATGTAGGTGGATTCGGTAGATTTCTTTTTGCTAACCAACTGGAAGGATATGAATATGTCATCTTCATTGATGACGATCAAGAGTTTAACTCTGTCATGGTAGAAAACTTTAGAGATAAAGCCGATAAGAATGCATTGAAGTCACGATGGGCATTTAAAACAATGAACGGTAAATACAATCAAAGACAAAAAATCAATAGAAATAATATCAAATGTAACTACTTAGGTACTGGTGGTATGATTGCACCATTGAGTCTATTTAATGAAGTACCAGAATTGTTTGCAGAATATGAGACACTACCAGAAGAGTATAAGTTTATAGAAGATATAAATCTTTGCTATATTGCACAATCATATGGTGGATTGGATTTATTATCTATTGCAGACACTGGGTTTATTAAACAAATTGTGGATGGTAAAGACCAAAGTGATTTACCAATGATGATAAAGAAGATTAAGTTTATGACTTATCTGATAACTGAAAGAAAATGGAGATTTAAACCTAAGAAGTAATGAGTAAAGATAATACTAAAAATCAATACCAGAAATACAAGGAATACTATAAGAAGTATCACAACGATTATTATCACGCTAATAAGGATAAGATTTTAACCCCTGATCGTAAGGAATATCAGAAAGAATACTACGAAAAGAACCGAGAAAAGATCATTGAAAAGCAAAAAGAATACAATGAAAAACATAAAGAACGTATTAAAGAGAATCGTAGAATAAAATATCTCAAAGATAAGAAAAATAAATAACATGCAACCTTCTGATTATTAAGTAGTTGTGAAATTGTGTATTAGGTTAATTTAGGTTTTTACTTTTATATTTAATTATAAAAATATGAAGAAGGTTGTAAATGTTACGAAAAAAAGAAGAGATGAGGTGATTGACATGTTGTGCAGGGGATATACCTCTAAGACTATTATTACCACAATGACAAATAAGTATGAGGTTGGTGTTAAGTCGATAGAGAATGATATTACTAAGGGATATAAATTAATTAGAGATTCATATCCAGAGGACACAGCTAATTTGATTAAGGAACACTATGCTAAGTATGATCAGATTATAGAGGATTGCACTATATATCTTGACCCATCGAATAAAATAAAAGCAATGACAGCGAAGGAGAAGCTTGCTGGATTACATAAACCTGATGTTGCAGTACAGGTTAATAATAACACATTGAATGCTCAATTGGGAGATTTAAATGTAGAAGAGTTGAAGAAGTTATTGAATGACTGATAAGCTTAATGAGCAACAAAAGAAATTACTTAAACTTGATATCAGACGTGAACTTTATAAGAAGAGTTTCTATGAGTTCTTTAAGGATGCTGTTCAAGTAATAGAACCCACAACCCATTGGTCTTTCAATTGGCACTTTGAATATCTATGTGATATGCTACAGCAAGAAGCGGAGCGTATTAAAGTAAATGGTAGAAAAGATAAAGATATTATTGTCAATGTGCCTTTCAGATCAGGTAAATCCTATCTATTTACAATTGTATTTCCTGTATGGTTTTGGATAATCCATCCTGAAGGTAAAATACTTTCTCTATCTTATTCACAAGACTTAGCTACAACACATTCGTATAAGTCTAAGGTATTAATGAATGAGAATTGGTTTAAGGAATTATACCCTGACTTTGAATTTCAAGCTGATCAGAACAGTAAATCACACTATGCTAATATGAGGAATGGTGAGAGGATTGCTTTGGGTTTTGGTGGATCGATTACGGGGCAAGGTGCAGACATCATTATAATGGATGATCCTAATCACGTAAAGCAAGTATCTAATGTTAACCTAATATCAGATCAAAGAACATACAATGACATTGTGTATTCTCGATTGAACAATCCAAAGGTAGGTATTAGGATAATAATTCAACAGAGACTTGCGGAGGAAGATTTAAGTGGATATCTATTGACTAAGAATCCTGAGAAGTATAGACACATATGTATTCCTGCTGAAGAAGCTGAAAACATAGAACCTAAAACTTTAAAGCAATACTATGAGGAAGGATTGTTTTGGAAGGAGAGGTTTGATTGGGAAGTGTTAAGTGATTATAAATCTACTTTGGGTACTAAAGCATATTCTAATCAGTTGAAACAGAAAGCAGTTCCAGATGAAGGTATAATATTTAAGAAGGATTGGTTTGTTATTATGCCGTTTGATGATCTCCTTGATAAGGAGCTTGTATGGGATTTATATATTGACCCTGCATATACATCAGACAAGAATAATGACCCATCGGGTATTGTATTAATATCACGTCCATATAATGGTAAGATATTTATTAAGAAAGCTTGGGAATATTGGTTGGAGTTCCCTGAACTTATTAAGAAGATACAGGAGTTGCATAATAATTATTGTAGTAGTAAGAGCAAGATATATGTTGAACCTAAAGCTGCTGGTAAGTCAGTAGTTCAATCGATTAGAAATTTAACTACCTTTAACATTATGGAATTGGATTCCACTAAGGATAGTAAAGAGACAAGAGCAAATGCCATATCTCCAATTACGGAGAGCAAGCGTGTGGTGTTGTTTAAGGATAGCAGTTGGAATAATAACTTCATTGATCAAGTAACAGGATTCCCTGTTGCATCACATGATGATATGTTGGACTGTATGATGTTTGCAATAGAAAAGCAATTACAAAAGAAAATGAATAAACTAAGTTATAGATTTGCATAATGAAAACAATTGAATTTAAAGATAAGAAATACCAAGTGCCTGAATCATGGGATGAAGTCACATTGAAGCAACAGATAGAAGTAAGTAAAATAGCTAAGAACCAAAAGCATATTCAACAGATAGCATTAATTGCTGGATATACTGGTATCGACATTGATGTGTTGAAGAAGACTAACATTAAAGAACTACAACCACTCTTCAAAGAGATTGAGTTTGTGTCATCTAAGATACCCGATGAACCAATTGAAAGGTTTACTCATAATGGTGTGGAGTATAGTGTGACACCTACATTATTGAAGTCAGAGTTTCAAGACTTTATCTCATTGGAGAATATTGTTAAGGACTTTGATGAGAGGGAGTATGAAGCATTGCCAATCATGATTGCAATCTTAGCGAAGAAGGATGGTGAAAGTCTGGATGATTTTGATATTATGGAAAGGTCTAAGGCATTTGAAGATTTATCAATCAGTACAGCCAATAGGTTAAAGGTTTTTTTTTATCTTCTCGTGAATCAGTCTTTAAGCAGTTCGGAAGGTTATTCCAGTCTAAATCAGGTACTTCAAAAAAGGATAAAAGAAGTCAAAGGTTCTCTGAAGAAACAGGATGGCAAGGGGTTGCCTACTCGCTTGCTTCGTGGGATATCACGAAAATACATTCAATATATAGAGAAAGCGTGGAACAAGTACTACACTTCCTTACATTCAAAAGAATGAAAGAAGAACTGGATACCGATATGCAGGAACTAATGAAAGAAGAAGCAGAAAGGAACAGTAAATTAAATAGAGGAAAATAATAATTCAATTATTTAATTGCAGTAGTAACTTTTTTATTATATATTCGTATTTATAAATAGATCGTTATCCAATATTAATTGGTAATTATCTTGTGTGTATATAATTGTTTATTAACTAACGGGGTGGCATTGTCGGGATGCCACCCTTACTAAGGAAAGACAATAAAATTTTAAAGCCATTTTTCAGAAGGGAACATCATTTAACAGTGTTGTTCCCTTTTTTTATTTCCTTAATTATAATAGTAAAGATATAATATGTCATTAACTATTGAGGAAATAAAAAATAGAATAAAGCAAGTTTCTTTATCTCATGAAGATATTGAATCATTTGACTTTGGTGAATCCTTTGATGTTGCTAATTTCAAGAATGCTACCTACCCAATGTGTTTTTTAGAATTACCATATTTATTAACTTATTTAGATGATCGTAGGTTTAAGACTATTCAGCTTGCTATAAATTTCTTAGGTAGAGGTGACTTCGAGAAGGATAGAGAATACACCAATGAGGTGATATCTAATATGGAATTAATAGGTGATGCTGTAATTACAAAGTTAGAACAGGAGTATACTGACTTTAAGTTTGACTCTGTTAATGCTGTATCGTTAAGAGACTTCTCTGATGATAGTTTATCGGGAGTTCGATACGAAGTAATAATTAGAACACAAAGAGCATTCTGTACTAAGCGTTCATATAACAGCAAGTTCACTAAGTAATGAGTCAGGTAGCAAATGAAATATTGAAAGCGTTATTGGATGATGTAGTTCAAACGGTAAGAGTTACTATGATACGTGCTGATGTTGAACGTGATAGTGATTTGATTAAGAGTGTTAATGCTGAGATATCTAATAACAGTGTGGTGACCATTATTGCTAATGATTACTATGAGTATGTTTCCAGAGGTAGAAGAGTACGTGCAAGGAAAGTTCCTATTGAAGATTTAATTGATTGGATAAAGGAAGAGAGTATCAGACCGAGAGCAGGACAGACTATCAACCAATTAGCATTTGCTATACAGACATCTATATATAAGAATGGTATTAGAGGTAAGAGATTTGCCAATCAGGTAGAACTTAATTCACTTAACATATTGGAAGAGGAATTCACTCAGATGCTATCTGAAATAATAACTAATGATTTACAACAAGCTTTTTCAAATTCATAATATATGCCTAATTTAACTATTGTACAACAACCTGATTTATTATCAGCAAGTGAGAATCCAATTCTATTAAAACTTAGAACTTCTGAATCATCAGATGGTGCAGTAAAAGCTAAGTTTGCTATTACTGTTGCAACACCACTTGATCCTGATGATCAGATTACATTCTATTTTAGAAGTCCACAATTCCTATCTAAGACATTTGTAGCTTCTTCTTTTCCTACAGCACAGAACGAGTTCTTTGCTTCTGATATTATATCACCAACTACATCGGGTACTACCTCAGTTACTGTTCAACAGATTATGTTAAACTTAACTGAGAAGCTAAGACAGGATGCATTTATAGCAAGGTACTATGATATTAGTTTTATTAATGGTTCTATAATCATGACAGCTAAGTTTACTGGTAGTGAATTCACATTAGTATCTACTTCAACACAAGGATTTGGAAGCACCAATTTGGTATATTCCAACATAGGTGGTATTGCAAGGTCACAAATAGTTGAAGGTAGATCACCAATATCAGGTGAGGATATAAAGAACTATAGTTTATATGCTGATGTGTATGTAAACAGTAATAAGAACTTGGTTTTTGACGATAGAGAATTAATATTCGATATGGATAATGTTGGTAGTTTAAGGAAACCATTTATTAAGAATGGATTAAACTTAGTAGAATTTGATTTATCCAACATATTAAAGAACTATGTTTCAACTGGATTACCAACAATAGGTAGTGGTAATGTATTAAAAGCAAATGGTAATGATGGTAACACACCACCAGCTTTAAATTATGTAGTAGCATATGGAGAATATGCACCAGTGGTGGATAGCATAGATGGGTTGCAAGTTAATAAAGTACAGAAAGGTACTATAACTAATAAGGCAGTACTAAATTCTGCAGTAAATTATGGTGATGATGTATCTGATTATTATCAATCAAGTTCTGCTGATACCGTAATAGCATTGACTAATCAACCAACAGCTAAACTAACACATCCATCTATTGAAATTGATCCATTGTATTTTGTATATAAAAACTTTGGTAATCAGAATTCAGTAACATTTGAAAATGATATAACCTATAATTTTTATGATGGTAGTTCAACTGTTGATAGTTTTAGTTTAAATAGAGTAAATGCTGTTGCTTTATTTAGTGATGATGAATTTGTAAATGGATTATCTGATTGGTCAGTTGATTCAGTAACATCAAGTGATGTAGATTGGACTGCTCAATCAGGAGCAATATTTGGAGAACCATTTGGTATTAAAGAATATATTAAAGCTAATGCATCTAATGCTACAAAAAGTGCTGTAGTATATCAAGACATTGTTTCAGTATTACCACCTTATACTCAAGTTACTCTAAAGATCAGAGTATTAAACGATATAATAAACGGTGGTAATTTATTAGCAGCAAGAGTGTACTTGGTTGGGTTTGATGGTAGCACTTGGAATCAAATAGGTCAAGCATTTATTGGTTTAGGTACAGTACAAGAATTAACATTGATCGGTAGTGATGCTAATATTGATCAATATTCACTTATTGGTTTTTATGTTGAAACATTCACAGGTAGTGATGCAGATACATTTGAGTTTAATGTAGATTATGCTAAGTTTGAATTTACTACTACTGAAAACACTAATGGTGTTTATTACTATGATGTATCACCAGAAAATGTAGGTATAGATGCCAATGGATTCTATAGTGCTAAGAGAGTTAAATCATATGATGTAAAAATGCTGGCTAACACTGCTGAATTTACAGTAGAACCACAGACCTACAGAATAGCATATGACATAGCACCAAAAGGAACTACTCTTATGTGGCAAAACCCATTAGGTGGT